GCTGGTTCACGTTGTGCACACTTAAAGGGTAAGACCATGCCTATGAATTGGTCAGAAATATATATAGATTAATTAAACGTAAAAAAATGATTGAAATGAAAAAGCACGTAGAGCCAGGTGAAACTCCTGCTAAAATTACTGTCTCAATGATTGATCAAGATCTTAAAGACGGTATTAGTAAATCAGAAATGGCTGTAAAGTATAGTATTAAACCGTGGGAAGTAGATGAGATGTTTAAACATCCGTTTCTTAAAGGTAGAAGACCTAGTAGAAAGAAAGCGCTATCTTTTAGTTTTGTAGATGATGTAACACCAGATGAAGTAGAAGAAGTAGATCCTAATCAAATAACTTTACATGATGCTATAGACGAAGCTATAGATTCAGCTAAAGAAGCCAGAGATGAAATTACAAAAGCTGAACAGTCTATTGTAGATTTGCTTGGACCGCATACCCAAACTCCAGAAGAAACTATTAAAGAAGCTGCAGAATGGACAGCTAAAAATAAACATGGAGAAGAGGTAGAGTTAGATCAAGAAGATCAAGATACTCTTAATGAAGCTTTAGATACCCATGTAAATGAAAATGGTGAAACATTAAGAGAAGCTATGGAAGCTAATGATGAAGATGAAATAGAAATGGACGATGATACGTTCGAGTTATAAACCAATTAATAATTAAAAATAATAAAAATGGCAATACAAAGTAATGCAAGTACAGAAGAAGTTGTAGGTGGAATCAAAACCTACTCAGGTTTAACTAATGTAAAAGTTATGGCTGTAAACCCAACAATGAGGGAATTACACGACATGGATATTAATGTTAAACAAGAACCTAATTATAAAGTAGAATTTAGTGGTGAAGAATATAATAAAGTTGTATTTTGGCTGGCTAATTCAGACGGTAACTTTAAATTAGAAATATTAATGCAAAATAAACACAGAGTGTCTCAATCAGGTAAACACCAATGGATGAATAATATTGGTCAGTCTACGTGGTCAGAAGATGAACCAACATATGACTGGTGGAAAGCAGAAGGACAAAGAAAAGCTTACACAGGTGAGGAAACTCTTATTAATTTTGTTAAAGCTTGGGCTAACGTAGCTGCTGGTGATAATGTATATTTTGAAACAGTATCTGCAATAGCTAATGGTAATATAAATGAACTTAAAGCTTTAGTTCACACACTTTCAAGCAATGAGGTAAGAGTTCTTATTGGTGTAAAAGATGATAAATATCAGCAAGTATATACTAAATACTTTGGTAGAGTAAAACCTCAACGTGATGATTTATTTATTAAAGCACTTAATGATGACTATGGTTCATTTAATGCTGATTTTAACGCTGACTTAAAGTGGGGAACACATGTATCCACTGCTGCACTAGTTACTCCTGACACAATCAATGAAGATGAAGATTGGACTGGAGAAACTACTACTGCAGAAGCCCCAGCTAAACAAGATCTTCCTTTCTAATGATTAATTCTAGAAGCAGTGAAGATCATTTGCATACAGATGTCATACTTAGTAAAATTACTGAGTATGACATTTTTGCATATTATTGTTCTAGTTTTAAAACTTTAAATAAAAAGTTTTGTAGCGAATTAAGAAAAGATGAAACACCATCTGCTTCTATAGTATTGTGGAGTGGTAACCTGTTATATAAAGATTTTGGTTATCCTGACCACACATTTAACTGTTTTAGTTATGTTCAATTTAAGTATGCGGTTTCTTTTATAGACGCTTTAAAAATTATCGATTGTGATTTTAATTTAAATTTAAGCTCTAAAAAAGAAGAAAGATTATTTACTATGGGGTATCTTGGTAGTACAAGACCTCAGCCTAAATATATAGAAAAACCAACAATAATCCAAAAACGAGCAAGGCCTTGGAATAAGGATGATGCGAACTTTTGGCGAAAATATTTGGTAAGTAAGAAAATACTTAATACTTTTGCAGTTGAACCAATAAGTCACTACTGGGTGAACAACAACAGATTTACTTGTAAATCAATTACTTATGTATTTAAGTTTAAAAATCGATATAAAATCTATTCTCCTTACGAAGAAAAAAATAAGTGGTTAAGCAATACAAAAAAGACAGATGTTCAAGGCTATAACCAACTCCCGAATAAAGGTGAGAGGCTTATCATTACTTCTTCCCTCAAAGATATTATGTGTTTATACGCTGCAGGCTATCATTCGATTGCTATGCAAAGTGAAATGCAAATACCTGATGAAAAATTAATAAGTGAGCTAAAACAACGATTCAATACAATAGAAATTTTATATGATAATGATTTTAACAATGTAAATAACCCTGGTCAAAGCATGGCTAAAAAGATATGTGATTTATATGGTTTTAATAATATTTGTATACCTCAAGAGTATGAAGTCAAAGATCCATCAGATTTAATATTTAAGGTAGGCAATTTTAACGAACTTAAAAACATATTAAAATGACACGAGATGAAATTATTGAGAAGTTTAGAACACGTAAAGGATTTTTAAAAAAAGGAGCACAATGGTTAGCAGACAAATGGGAAGTAGATATAGCTATTATTAAAGATTGTAAAAAGCTTGTAACATCTGAAGAATGGATACAAGAAAGAATGAATAATGATAATGGTCATGAACTTACTACAAGTCAAGCTTTTCAAAAACATTTACTAGACAATGGATTAACAATGGCAGACGTAAAGTCTGTTAAGTTTTGGCAAAACTTTAATGGAGAACAAAGGTATAGTATAGTAACACATAACCAATGGCATGAACAGCCGCAGGTTAAAGAAGAGTTACTTAAATATATAAAAACAAGATCAACTAAAGTACCAAAGCTTAAGTACAAAAAACCTAAAGATCCTATTTGTTATGAAATATCTTTACCAGATATACATTATGGTAAGATAACAGATGAAGGCCCAGAAGCATTAGAAAGGCATTACATACAAGCAATTCAAGATTTACATAGAAAAGCAGATGGTTTAGAAATTGAACGATTTCTTTTACCTGTAGGTAATGACGGACTTAACTCAGAAGGTATGAGTAGAGCTACAACTAAAGGTACACCTCAACAAGATAGTATGCGTTGGCGGCAATCTTTTAGAGGTTATTGGCATTTAGTTACAAAAGCAATTGATTATTTATCACAGTTCGCACCTGTGGATGTATTAGTTGTACAAGGTAACCATGACTTTGAACGTATGTTTTACGTTGGAGAGGTGTTAGACGCTTTATATCATAACAATAAAAATGTAAGTATAGACAATAGTTTAGAGTCACGTAAATATTATGAGTATGGTATAAATATGATTATGTTTACACACGGTGATAAAGAAAAACCTCAAGAGCTTCCGCTATTAATTGCCACTGAGCAGCCTGATATGTGGAGTAGATGTAAAGTTAGAGAGGTGCACTGTGGACATAAGCATAAAGAAATGCTTAATGAGTATATGGGTACTAAAGTTAGATTTATACCTAGTATATGTGCTAATGATACTTGGCATAAAACACAAGGATATGTGGGAACACTAAGATGCGGACAAGCATACATATGGAATAAAAATAGAGGACTAGAAGGATATTTACAAACTAATGTAATGAATTATGAAGAAAAGAAAGTATGTTAAAAGGAAGGGTAGAACTAAAGTTAAAAATGCCAAAAAAAGTATATATGATGGAAAAGAATTTAAATCTAATCTTGAATTGTACTGCTATAAGCAATTAGAGCAATCAGAAATTTTAGTAGAATACGAAGAAAATACATTTACAATATTTCCTGCTATGGTATATCCTTTAGCTTGTTATGAGGGGACACAAAAAAAGTTATATAATAAAGGTAGTAAAATTAGACCTATTACATATACACCTGATTTTGTAGATCCAAACGGTAAATTTATTATCGAAACAAAAGGCTATGCAAACGAGTCTTTTCCTTTAAGATGGAAACTATTTAAAAAACATCTTAAAGATAATAATCATCACTATGTATTATTTATGCCTAGAAATAAAAAACAAGTAGATGAAACAGTAGAACTTATTAAACAATTATAAGATAAAGAGGAGGTTAGTAATTAATTTAAATTATTAATGGCGGTTATACTTTGGGGCGATTACATCTCCTCCTCTTTTTCTTTTTATTAATCAATTAAACAAAAATTATGAATTACGATCAATGGAAATTAAGTAACCCTATAGATGATGGTTACGGATATGAAATGCTTAGTGATTGTTGCGGAGCAAAAATGGATGAAGATATTGGCATCTGTTTTGAATGCAAAGAACATTGTGAACCTATAGAAGATTATGAGTATGAAGCTGCTAGAAAAGAAGCATGGGCTGAAATGATGGCAGATGGAGAAAGAGATGAAGGTTTATGATAGATAAGGTCACTAGAAAGTCTATGCTTATTAGGCCTTCAGGTAGATCTACAGATTTTATTAGTCCAAGCTTTGGTTACGGTTGTTTGTATAACTGTTCTTATTGCTATATGAAAAGACATAAAGATAAAGGTCTTACTATAGCAACTAACACAGGAGATATACTTACAGCTATAAATAACCATGCTTTCTTTACACCTGTAGATAAACCTAATCAGACACACGCAGAGTATACAACATATGACATAAGCTGTAACGAAGACTTTGCTTTGCATGCAAAACACCATCAATGGGAAAAGATATTTGAATTCTTTCGAGATCATCCTGTTGCTATGGGTAGTTTTGCTACTAAATATGTTAATCCTAATCTTACATCATTTGACCCGCAAGGTAAAATGCGTATAAGATTTAGTCTTATGCCTCAGCATAAATCAGATTTACATGAACCACACACATCTAAAATTATTAATAGGATAAAAGCTATTGATGCATTTATAGATGCTGGTTATGATGTGCATATAAATTTTAGTCCTGTTATAGTATATGATGGATGGCTAGAAGATTATGCGGATCTATTCAATATGGTAAATGATTATGTACAATACAAGGACCAAGTATTATCAGAAGTTATATTTCTCACACATAATTTTAAAAAGCATACTGTAAATTTAGAAAGACATCCTAAAACAGAAGTAGATTTATGGGTGCTAGACAAGCAAGAGCTTAAAAGATCACAATATGGTGGTGAAAATATAAGATATAAACTTAGCCTAAAAGGTAAGTATATAAAACAATTTAGACAATTACATAACCAAATTATACCTTGGAATACAATTAGGTATATATTTTAAATCAATTAAACATGAGAACAATACAAGATCAACTCTCTAGAATATCTAAGACACTGATATTTACAGAGCCTTTCTACGGTATCTTTCTTATTGGATTACAAAAAGAATTCAGTAAGCAATGTGCTACCGCAGGTGTAGGAAAACACGGCATAGGAATGCGATTAGTTATTAACCCGGATTTCTTTGCAGACCTTAGTGAGCCACATCAACAAGGGTTGCTAAAACATGAGCTATTACATATAGCTTTCGGTCACCTTATCTTGGCAGATAAATATCCTAATAAAAAGTTATTTAACATAGCTGCGGATATAGAGATTAATCAGTATATAGATCGTAACATGTTGCCAGCTGGCGGATTAACTTTGGATACGTTTAAAGAACTTAAACTGCCAAAGAAAGCTGGTACCGGTGAGTATTATAAATTGCTAGAAAAAACTATGGATTGCAGTGGTAACAGTAGCTGTGATGCATTGCAGGGTATATTAGATCAAATGGATGGCGATAGTCAATATTGTCACAAGCATTGGGAAGAAGTTACAGAGTTGCCTGAAGCAGCAAAGAAGCTAGTGCAAAAGCAGTATGAGCATCAGATGAAAACTACTGCAGAAGAGATACAGAAGAAGCACGGTACAATACCCGGGGAGCTAGCAGAGATTATCGAGAGACTATTTAAGGTAGAACCTCCTAAATTCAATTGGAAACAGTATCTTAAAAGGTTTATTAATAATGCATCTAAAATCTATACTAAAAAGTTACGTAGAAAGTATAATAAAAGATACTCAGGTAACCCAGGTCTTAAGATTAAGCATAAAAATCATGTGCTAGTTGGCGTAGATACTTCAGGGTCAGTAAGCAGTGAAGAGTTAGTAGAGTTCATGAACGAGCTAGTGCACATGCATAAAACTGGTAACCAAATTACTGTAGCACAGTTTGACACACAATTAACTGATGTCTCAGAATTTAATCCTAAAAAGAATTGGGAAATAAAAGGTAGAGGTGGTACATGCTTTCAGCCTGTTACAGATCATTACAATGAAAACAATTACTCTGCTTTTATATGTCTAACAGATGGTGAGGCGCCTAACCCGGATAACTGCCCTAAAAATGCATTATGGGTACATAGCTCACGTTCTAGAATCAATGAAGACTTGACTGGAATTAAAATTCAATTAAACTAATCAATTAAACAAATATATTATGAACCAAGTAAATTTAAACATCGATGAATTAAAAGATTTTGTAAATCATATCATCACAAACAATCGTCACTTACAGGCAGACGGTAAAAAGCCTGTAGCAATAGAAGTAGTGGGTGAGTCAGGTATTGGTAAGACTACATCTATTATGGACATGACTAAACAACATGGCCTAGATTTTGTAAAACTAAATTTAGCACAGATAGAAGAGTTAGGTGATCTTGTAGGTTTTCCTATAAAACAATTTCAAATGTGGACTATGAAGGGAGACAAAAAGATAGGTAAGTGGGTAGATGAGGTAGCAGTTAACGACCATTCTAAGCTAGGCTTTCAGACTACTGGTAAAAGCAGGATGTCTTATTCAGCTCCTGAGTGGATTGCTGATAAGAAAGCCGGTGGTGTATTGCTTCTTGATGACTGGAACCGTGCAGACGTAAGATTTATACAAGCTTGTATGGAACTAGTAGATAGACAGCAATATATATCATGGACACTCCCTAAAGATTGGCATATTATACTAACTGCTAATCCTGACAATGGTGACTATATGGTAAATTCTGTTGATGCAGCTCAGAAGACTCGTTACATTACTGCAAATCTTAAATTTGATGCAGATGTGTGGGCTCGTTGGGCGGAAGAAAATGAGATAGATACTAGGTGTATTAACTTTTTACTTATGCATCCTGAATTGGTTACACAAGAAACTAATGCTAGGTCTATTTCAACGTTCTTTAATAGTATATCTAGTATAAAGAGTTTTGAGGACCAGTTACCGCTAATCCAAATGATTGGTGAAGGCTCAGTAGGTAACGAGTTTGCCTCTATGTTTACTACATTTATTAATAATAAATTAGATAAATTAATTACACCAAAGGATATAGTTCTTGGTAAATCAGAAGAAGTAATGCCTAAATTAGCTGAATGTATAGGTCATGGAGATAGCTACAGAGCAGACATAGCAAGTCTTTTAGCTACCCGTATAGCCAATTTCTCCGTTGCTTTCTCAAAAAGTGACACTGTAACGCCAAAAATGCAACACCGTCTCATTAACCTGTGCACGGGAAGCCATTTTACTAACGATTTAAAATATTTAATAGTTAGAACAATATTCAATGGAAATAAAGCGAAGTTTAACAAAATGATGATGAATCCTGAAATCATTAAAATGACAATTAAATAATATGGCAAGTAAAAATATACACGCAGAGCCTTGGCCAGATCAGGCATTGATTGATCTTGGATTTGAAGATGCAGATGTTGTGGGTATGGTACAAAATAACTTAGATATAGTAGATGTAACTATATCAGAATCTCAATCTCAATATGATAAAGTAAAAGGTATTTTAGAAACTGAAACAACTAATGATTTAACTACGGTTAAAAAAGCTTTTATATTACCTATGCATAACGTATCAACTGATAGATTGAAAGCAGCGCTTAAAGAGCATAAAATTAGTGTAACTAATGACTATGAAAAAGCTGATTTTATTATACCACATCTTAACTTTTATGATGGTTATTCTTCAATTGACAATATACCGCAAACTAAACTGATGTTTCATTTAAAGAATGGTTATTATTGCAATGATCATAGAACATGTGTAGCAGATTACTTTCATGAGACACAACATAACGTTATATTAGACAAAAGAAGTCTTGGTGATGGGCAACAATGGAATCTAGAATATGAGAGTTTACCATATGACAGCTATATATTTAGTAATATGGCTATTCGTATTGCTGCTTTAGTAGAAGCTGGTGATTTACAAGTTGTTGAAACAGATACTATACTTAATCAGTCTGCTAACAGGGTTCCTATGACAGAAGAACTTATGGAAGATCTTAATAAAATGATTAGTAGTTATTCTTCTAGTGATGAAGAAATACAAATGGCAGGTAAAATTATACCTACTATTGATCCTACAGGAGAACCATATCTTTTGTATAAGTATTCTAAAGAATTCTTAGGCAATATAGACTATAAGTATAATAGAAACAAAGATGTTATATACTGGTTACAAAAACACAATTGTAGTTATTTGTCTCGTATATCTGCTGAAGAAGCTATTAAACATTTTGAGCAAGAAGGTATATTAGACTCTAGATGTTTTAGAGCCCTAGAAGTAGAGTGCCGTAAAGAGATTAGTATTAGTAACAGAGAATTATACACATTTAAAGTTCAAGTTAAACCTGAGTATAGAAAGTACATGAAATAACTGAGGAGAGTTGTTTGTACAGCTCATGTTTAATTGATTGCATAGAAGGGAGGTACCAAGCATCCTTAACAGGACCGTTAATTGTACCTCCCCAATATGTTTAACCATTAAAAAATAAAATATGAAAGAAAAAATAGCCCTAATAGATGGCGATAGTTTAATCTATTATGAAATGGGGAAGCCTACCCTAGAAGAGGCGCTAGAAAGTTTAAACGGTAGATTGCATCAAATGTTTGAACAGACAGAAGCAACACATTATGCTGGATTTCTTACATCTGGTAAATGTTTTAGATATACTGCAGCTAAAACAAAACCTTATAAAGGAAATAGAAAATACGGAAATAAACCAATTATATTTCCTGCCATAAAAGAATATTTAAGGCAATATTGGGGATTTATGTCTGTATCTGAACTTGAAGCTGACGATTTAGTTTCTATATATAATAAAAGTAATACTGTAATATGTAGCCCAGACAAAGATGTTTTATATCAAAATGCAGGTAAACATTATAATTATGGTAAAGCTGAATTTGTAGAGGTTAACGAACAAGAAGCTACTACATTTTTATGGAAACAAATGCTTATGGGTGACAGTACTGATGGTATCCAAGGTATACCAAAAGTGGGTCCAAAAACAGCTGATAAATGGTTAGCAGGTTTAAATACAGATAAAATGCCAAGTTTTGTATTAGAAAAATACATAGAACACTTTGGAGATGCAAAAGGAATTAGTAAATTTGCTGAAACATTTAAATTAATTTATATTTTGAAAGAACAAGAAGATGTATGGCGTGAAACTGATTGTGAAGAGTCTGCATTAAATTTTAGCATTAATGAAGTTCCACCTACAAACGATGATGATTTATGGCTATAAAGTGCACCAATTTAATTTATACTCCTATAAATGGACTAACAGTTAGAGTTTCAGGGGGCACCGCATCATTAATTCCACATACATCAAAAAATAAAATAGTTTCTCTAGAATCTGAAGGTAATATTATTATTACTACAGGTATTTCTGCAGAATTTAATAAGTTTATGTATAAAATAAATCATATTAACAAAGTTACTCAAAATAAAACTTTGTTTTATGATTTATCTACAGCTAAAAGAACAAAAAGCTCTACATTTATACTACCAATGCTTGGAGGAGAAAGACGTTTATTCTTATGGAATAAATTATTTATGAATGCCTTTGTTGGTATAGAAGATACTAGAGATTGTATTGTACTTTTATATAAATTTTCTATGGACCCTTTGTTTTTAAAGTTTGAAAAAGCTTTAAAAAAGTTTAGATGGTTTAAAGAAAAAATTGATGTAGATCCATATCATGTATTATTTATATTTGATGTTCCAAAAAATCACTTAAAAAATTATTTTAAATTAAAAAAAGGTAAGTATTCTGAAATGGGTGAAGACTATAAATTTCAAATTTTAGAATTTCACAACTTTGATGCTAACAATCAGGTTGCTCATGTTTTATGGAAATCTGACAAACGTAGAAGAGCTATGGAAAAAACATTAGACGCAGATATACATCCTGACTCAGAATTACTAACTGCTATAGATTTTAACAAAGAATTATATGATTTAGAAACTTATGAAATTAAAACCAAACTATTATGAAAGACGATAAAAAACCAGATATAAAAATGTCTGTACCTAAAGGTATGGAATTTAATAAAAGTTATAGTATTGATCCTAAACACAGCAAATATTATTGGGATCTAGATAGAAATATAGATAGAAATAAACTTTCTTTTGAAGAAAAGCTTGATATTGAAGTAAAAGCAATTACAGATTTATTAAAATCTAAAAATAAAGCGTATGGTAATACAGCATTAAATCCTACTAATATATTTAGTCAGTTAGATGCTAGTGAAGCTATATGCGCTAGAATAGATGATAAATTAGCAAGAATAAAAAATAAAGGTATTACTGATGAAACAGAAGACACAGTTGATGATTTAATTGGATATTTATTATTGTTAAAGATGAGTTTATAAAAAAAGAAGGGGGTTTTACCCCCCTTTTTGCCGATAATCTACATGTTAAACCACTTGAGAGCTTCTCCTGGAGTTTTACTTCCTGATACACCTTTTAATATAGGTACTGCTTTTTCAAGTTTATTGTCCCATTTAAGTTCTCCTTTTTTATTTTTACCAGATGCTCTTTGATAGTAAATATCTGAGTCTGAAACTAACCCTCCTAAATTACCTGTTCCAAAGTAGTATATATTTTCTAATGTAGATAATAAAAATGCTCCAATATTTTCTAAAGGTCTAATTGTTGCTGTAGGTGATTTAGTTAATCTCCATGTTTCTGATGGATTTATATAGAACATAAGTTCTGACTGTAGTCTTCTATTTTGATATAATAAAAAGTTTAGGGCCCAAGAATTAGGCTCTTCATCATCTGGATCTGCTAAGAATGCTGCAGCCCCAGCTGCTAATAACAATGTACTTCCAAATGTATATATTTCTGTCATTACCCTTTTAACATTTTGTTTTTCTAAATCAGACATATTTTTATACTGATTACTTTGTTTTTTAAGAGAGTCTCTAAGCATTTTATAAAATGTAATATATGTTCCCTGAGTTAACGCTCCAAGCTCATGGTCTGCATGCCAAGTTTCTCCATGCCCAAATCTTCTTCTATATCCTGGCACCATCCATCCTCTAAATAGCATTACTAATTTACCATACCAATGTCTTTTTAAATGTGCGTTATCAAACTCGTTATAAACACCGTTAGTACGTTTATTAATTCCATGTAATCTATTTATAAATCTCATTTTATCAAAATTAGCAACTCTTTCATCAACTTTTAATCTTCCGTTAACTTGACTATGTGCATCTAGCATTGTCATATCAGATCCATCAGGATTTTTAAGTTGTTTACCATCTTTATCTTTGGCTTTCATAAATTCAAGCATTCCAAGCGCTCTACTAACTTGTACTTCATGTTCAGCACCGTGCTGTAAAAAGAATAACGCATCTGATGAAAATAGTTTTTTTGCTGTACTACCTGTTACATTTCGCCCTATATTATCTTTAAACGATCCTTGTATTACATCGTACTCATCAGAAATTTGCCCAACAAAAGAATTTGGAGCTATTTTACCTAAATCAGAAAATGCACCTCCTCCTTTCCAATACGCCTGCTTTCCTTTTATTGCAGATTTTTTATCTATAAATTGTCCCGCAGAAGCCTCACTCCAACCTATAATATTATCAAGAACATTTTGGTTAAATCCTTGTAATAAGTTAAAAGATAATGCATTCATTGCAGTGTATCCTGCTAATTTGCCTGATAATTTATTAGCCTCAAACTGTTTACCTAAAAGTGTAAATTGTTTTTTAATTGTTTTTTGATCATAGTAATTTTGGTCTAAAAATGATATTAAATGTTTAAAATTATTAGTTTCAAAGCCTTCTTTAAATCTAGGTTGTTCAATTCCTAAACCTTTTGCTAAACTGTTCATTATTTTAATTCCCGAAGGGCTTGTTAAATCTGTTTTTCTAGATTCTATAATATCCACCATAGCTTGTACCTGACCTTGTATATCAGCTTTTGCCTCATAAGTATTAGCCATAGCTGCAAATTGTAATATACTAGATACAAGATCCACACTTACATCTTTTCCCTCTATAGGATTAGTATATAATGCAGGTACAACTTTACGCTCTTTACCTCCAATAGTTTCCCATTCTTGCCCATAAATATGTTTATCCGTCTCAGTCATATCTAGACCATCTATCCACCACTCTTTTGCTGTTGATATTATACCTTGCTCAATAGCTCTGTCTTTATCTATTTTTCTTATAGAAGGTAAAAAATAAGACATGTCATTAAAGTTTTCTTTTGCTAATTGACTTGCAGCACTTCCTAGTCTATTTTGACTATCTTTATATATTTTAACAAGTCCTTCATAAAACTTTTTCTTTTTAGGATCAGCCATAATAGCTGCATATTTTGCGCTACTATAATCTTTTCTTTTTCTACCATTTGCCATTTTTTCTCCTTGAGATGGCTTTATTAACGACCCTTTAGGTGTAAGATCATCTGGAAATCTAGGATTCACATAATAATTAGTTTGTCTCCAATCTTCTAGCCCGCTAAGCTCTATTTCTAAAGTATTCAATTCGTCTAATTCTATATCTGTAATAGTATTTTCTGCAGCTTTCTTTCTTAAAGGAGACATTCTTTTATATAAATCTGATATTTTAGATTCATGCTTTTTCATTATAACTTGCGCTTCTGGTATTGGCACAGTGTTTTCTAGTCTCCATTGTCCCATTCTTTCTCCAAATGCTCTTCTTACTAGTCTGTACAACTCTGCTCTTGTTTGAGCTTTGTATACAACTTTACCATCTGCGCCTTTATGACTATCAATACTATTTAAATAATCCTCAAACAATTCATCACTTTCAAAATCTTTTCTTTCCCTAAAGTATGTTTCATTCTTTGCTTTTTGTATAGCTTGCTGTTTATTACTTTGATACCTATTCATATCTATAGGCTGTATTATAGCTTTTCTATCTATTTGTCTGTATCCTCCATCTTCATTTCTAACCCAACTTTTAATATCTTCTAAAAAGTCTCCGTATAATTTTAATACATTATCTACTCCTGTTACACCCTCAGTAAATTCATTATATAATTTTTGCATTTCATACATAGTATCTCTACTTCTTTCATCACCTTTATATAAAGCGTCTTTAACTGCTAATGCAAATAATTGCATAGCATTATCATTAGAGTATACTAAAGGGTCTAACCAATAAGAAAAACTACTTTTATCTCTATGAGCTCTAGTTAATATTTGTTGAAGGTTATCTCTATGTAACTTTGAGTCTTCTAATTGCCCAATAACTAAATCTATAAAATCTTGCTGATACTGCTCTTCAGTTATTCTATTATCTTTAAAGTTTTTTTCTAGCTCTATATATTTAAGATCTTTTGTATTTAAATGTCTATTAGCAGCCATAAAAGAAGCATCTACATCATCTTGTTCTCTAATATTTCTAATTAAACTATCTATATCATCATTTACCTCTTGTGATATATACGGAGTTAAAAAATCTGCTTGTGCAGGTATTATAATCCTTAGATATTGATCTTCTAACGCTCTTCTTTGTTTAACTACAGCTCCTAATTTGTCGTATGTAGAATTAAAAGCGTCTGTACGTTTAACCATTCTTTGAGACTCTGTAGTAAATAATGTTTCTAATCCTTCTAATATATCAAATCCTCTAATATATTGATTTAACTCTGAAACTGCCGCCATATCTTTAGAGCTTAGTTTTTCTCCAGCTTTTAACTTTTTTTCTAATAAATTATATTTATTTGCAATATTACTAGTAATATCTGCAGAAATATCTATAAAAGATATAAAGTCTTCTAGTGATTTTATATTTTCTAATGTTTCTTCTAAAGATTGCGCTCTTGCTTTACTTGCAGAATCGTTACGACTTTCTGCAATCTTTTTTAATTGTCTTGTATAAATTTTAACTTCTTCAATTTTTTTGTCTAGTGCATTTTTATCTTTAGATTCTTGTGTAAATCCACTTATACTTCCTACAAAATACTCTGAGTTTAAATTACCTGCAAACATATTTTCTGCTAGCACTGCCGCACTGTTTTGGCTTATACCTAATAATCTTCCCACTGCTCTGTATATTTTATTTAAAATAATTTGTAGTTTAGATGGGTTCTTTTTTTCTATTTTTGCCCCTTCTATACCTATAGCAGTTGCTAAAATTTCTTTTTGCAGTTTAACGCCTTTTAAATTAGGATATGTTTCTAAAACTTTTTCTTCTATGTACGATCCCTTAAGCTGTCTAAGCGCTTCTCTTACTAAAGGATTTTGCATGCCTAACAAATCTATATATGCATGTCCAAACTCGTGATAAATGTCATCTTCTTGAAAATAACTATTATTTACTTTTACAACAGCAGATCTTGGACCTGTACCTGTTATGTTAGCAGACACATTTTCATCTAAATCGTTAGTATACTCTACATTAATCCTTACCCCTACATCTTCAAAATTCTTTTTTAATTTAGCTGCTTTTCTCTCAGACTCATTTTTTGTTTCTTCAGCTGCAAATTTATTTTTATTTTCAGAAGTGTTAGCTCTCCGTACTTGCTCAGACATAGATTGCTCTGCAATTCTCATTTCTCTTAATTCTCTAGCTGCAGCATTTTCTTGTTCTTCTACAAACACTGATTCAATATCTTCAGGGAAGGTCATGTTTTTTACATTATTTAAAACATTAGTATTTATTTTAAATGTGTATTTTTCATTTAATCCTTTACCAAATCGACTTGTTGTTTGTCCTTTGTATTCATAATCTATAAGCCCTGGATACCTTCTATTTATTCTTCTAACATGATTTAAAGCTATACTAGAATCTTCGCCTTGATATATAAACATTTGACCATATCTTTGTTGTATGACATTATAATTTTTTAATATGTCATGTATCATATTAATGTCAGGTCTTGGCCTTTCTATTGCATTATACAGGTCTGTTAAAAATTTACTAGGCCTGCCGTGTAAATAAAAGTTACATCTTTTCATAGCATTATTTTATATTTATACATCTTTTTTTAGCGTCTTCTTGATCTTGAACTATTTCTTCTTGTGTAAGCTCGTATATTCTAGGTAATCCAGGCTGGTGTGAACTTTTACCTGAATTATTTATTTGAAATACAGATTTTTCTAATAATTTTCCTTCTGCATCAGTTACATTAAACTCTTGTAATGAGTATGGTACTCCTAATGTTGTAGATTCTGAGTATGTTACATTATCTTGTGTTTCATTTATTTTTACAAATAGTCTAGACCCCCCACTTGCAGGAACTGTAAAATAATCTAATGTTTTATTTAATGATGGAGAAAATATTCTATTATCTTTCGATTTTAATGTAAATGTTTTAGCATTTACTAAATTTTTAGCAATTTTAACAGAAGGTACAACATCTGTATGATAAAAATTACGTATAAAATCATGCGCAAAAGTTTCTCCAAAGTATTGCATATTATCTAACATGTCAAACTGCTCATAAAAATATTTAGACGTTTTACTTAAAGCTTCAACAGGTATTATATCTATATAGCTATCATGACTTGCTGTAAATCCATTAGATAATAAAGATGCTCCTATTAAATCTATACCTAAAGCTCTTATTTCTGCTTCAGGATCTGCTAATAAATTATTAAAAGATCTTGTAAAAGAATCTAGCTCTGTTTTAGTAAACGAAAATAAATTTTGAAATTTAATTCTAGTTAATAATGACCCTTCTTTAATGTTATTTGGATGCTCTATTATATTTTTTATAAATGCATTATCTAATAGTCGTGGAAATCTTTGTTTTAAATCTTGTATTCTAGTAACAAGATTAGTTTGTGGGCTTCTAAATAAAGAATTTATTTTATCTTCTGTAAATATTCCTTTTAAAGGACTGTTTTCACCAGTTAATATATACAATAGCATAGCTTCTTCAATCCTTTTATGATCTAAATCGCTTAAATTATCTTTATTTAACAGCATTTGTATTTGGTTCTTAGTTATATTTACACTTCTTTTATTGTGTATAAAAAACTCTGATCCAAAGTTAATCATTTTATCTATTTTATCTTTATATGCTCTTTGTAAAGGATAAGAATAGCCTTCTAAAATACTATCAATACCTCTTACAATATTATTTTGTTGTAAAACTTTTCTTCTGTTTTTAAAAGACATTAATCCACCAAAACTAGACTGGTCCGCTCCTTTATCTTGACTAATAACTACATAAGATGCTATTAGCTCTCTACCTGTTTTATGAAAAGATAAAAAATTATTAAGATATTGAAGCTGGTCTTCATGATCTATATTTTCATCTGTTATATTTGCTAATTTTTCAGTACTCATATTTGCAAATCCAAAATCTGTAAGTTCTGAAAAAGGCATATTTAAATGTTGTCCTGGAGTATACTTAGCTACATATTCATCCCAAGTTTTACTTGATGCTTCAAATAGCATATTAGGAGTATATTCTCCATCTTGATATACTCTAGTTAACATTCTAATTATAGGTTGATTTAAAAAATCATGTGTAGTATACTCATTAATACCAAGACTATCAAATAAAATATGTACTGGAGATGTTAGTATATTATCATTTCTAAAAAACATGTCAGGCTCTTTTGCATTATCAACTGCAGAACTTAATCTTTTAGATATTACATACTCTATAAACTCACTTTCTCTTCCAGGAGTACGACTAGAAGTACTTTTATCATCTTTAAATGTTTGTAAACTTTTATACTCTTTACCATCAATTAATGGAGAACGGACTGGATCAATATACATTTCTGAGTATACTGCAATATTTTTACCTGTAAGCCCATTTGCATATATACCAACACCTACTCTACCATCTTTATTCATTCTTTCTAATTGAATTTCTGAAAAAGAATCATTATGGTCAAAATTTTGTACTAATCCTAACTTTCCTTTTATATCTTCTGCAATGTTTTTAAGATCTGGAGAATCTAGAGGTTGAACTAATTCTTTAAAATGTTTTTTAGACTTTAAAATAGCTTCTGATATATCTATAATTATATTCTCTAGCTCTTTTTTATTTAAGTTTTCTAGTGCTAAATAGTTTATATCTTTTCCTAAAGTAGTATTTATAAAAATATCATTATAGTTTATTGTAACTCTTTCTACTGCGCCCGTTTCTTTATTTGTTCTAGTATTAGGCACCATTAAAAATAATGTATCAATATCAAAATCGGATCCCATTTGTGTTGTAATACCTCCAGGAACTAATATTGCTTGATCATAGTTTTCAGGTAGTATATACTTTATTATCATAGGTAACATAGAGTTTTTACCTTGATTAGGAATACGGTATGCTATTAAAGTTCTTAACTCTTTAGGTATAGAATCTAAAGACATACCTGGAGAAACTCCATATTGTTTAGCTATGTCTGCACGTATAGCTACTTCTGCTTCTACTATACGGCCATTTTCATTTCTAACAAATTTTAATTCTGACCATCCTTGAGGTAATCCTGTTGCTTGTTCGTATATATAATGACCTCCTAGTTCTGCTATTTGTTTAGCACTTCCACCATTAATAGTTTGTTTAGTGATAGCATTTTTTAGCATACCTAACATAAGACTTTCTGACTTACGTTTTATAAAAGGAAATGATAAAGGTGTTGAAAATCTATAATTACCTTTTTCTGTTTTTTCTAAATCTAAAGCTTTTAAATAATTATTAGATAATTCTTTATCTTTTATTTCAGCTTCTATTTTATTTCTTAATTTTTTAAATAAGTTTAACTGTGCTTCAATTCTATCTTCATGGCTTTTAGCATTTAATAAATCTTTATATCCTGTCTCAGTTATAAAATCGTTATAACTTTTATCTAACATAGTTGCTATTGTTGCATGATATAAATCAAAAACTTGCTCTGCTGTTAAAGGTGTTGCTCCTAACATTCCTTCCATTAATGTATAATCTAATGCTGGATTACTTAAATCCATATTAGATATAATATTTACCATAAACTGTCTTGCAAATGCACCAGATTTTTTAGATTTTTGTGGTATTATTTGTGGTATTCTAAGAGCAGATCCTGGAACAGTAGTTATTGGCATATTAGTTAGTTTTTCTAAAACTTCTTCAGTATTGTTTAAATCTTGTACTCCACTATATGCTAATTTTTTTGCACTTACTGTATTTAATGCATGCAATGTAGGTAAATTATAAAAATTACTTTCACCTTCCATTCTTTGTCTTATCATTTCAGCTGTAGGATGGTTTTTAGTAAACTCTTCTAGTAACACCATATATGAATTTTTAGTGTTAATTGGAACCATTATACCATTCTTTTCTACTACTGCGTCAAAATATGTTTTAATAGGCTCTACTCTTCTAGCTACACCATTATTATCTACATATCTTTTATTTCCTACAGGACCATTTTTATAATTAGTATACGCTTGCTGATCTTCAGCAGTCCACTCTCCCATACCTTCTTTAAATGCTTTGTAAAAATCAATTGACACAACTCCAAATGCATCTGATTTATTAGATTGTCCTCCTCTATATAAGCTACCTATTACTTCAGCTTCTGGATCTCCTTGTTGCTGTAAAGTAATTGTAATACTTTCTGCAATTTCATCATAGATATTACTAGTAAAAAAGTCTTCCATCACACCTTCGTTAAACTCTTTATAAAACCCGTATCCTGGGTCTTTTAAATCTCCTTGTAGTAACAATTTAAATCCTGGCGTTTCCATATTACCAAATCTTTTAGAAAAATCTGCATAGTTTTTATTAAATGCTATTCCACCTCTTGAAAACTTTTGAAGTTCTATTTTGTGTACCATATTATTTAACTCATACTGTCTAAATAATTCTCTTAAATTTCCATATGGATTTGGTAAAGCTTTTTTAAGTCTAGAAGTTATACCTCTATTAGAATAGTAAGCCATGTTTTTATCAACTCTTTCATTTAATGCTAACATAACTTTTTCTACTTGTGCATTTAAAGCATCATCTACAGCTTTTCTATTTAATACCATTACATTACCAGAAAGATAGTCTTTCCAATTTACATCACTTAAATATCTTTCTACTTTTGTCCCAAATATTTCTGCATTTTCTGCAGCTGTAAGTTGCAATAATTTAAAAGCTCTTCCTTGCTTATCTCTAGGAGAAGACATGTAATGAAACCCTGGTATTAGTTCACTGTCTGGCAGTCCACCTTCTTCTACAGGATCTGTAGCTATATCCGCTTGTTGGTATCTTATTAAATCTTGAATTATAAGTCCTCTTATTATATCTTTTTCAGATATTTTTAATTTTTTTGTTATAGTATCTATAGAAGGTACTGTATAAGCTTTTAATTTAGATCTATCAGAAAAATTAGGGAAAAACAATCTAACATATCCTTGTTTATTACTTCTATCCATAAAAGCTGCAAGCCTAAAATAAGCTGACTGCACTTCACTCATCTCTCCAAAATCAAAACTACGCCCACTAATTTTTACATATCCATCTACTATTTCTGTTTTTAAATTATTTCTAGCTTCTGTAGAAAAATTACCCGCAAGTCCACCATAAATAGTTAACCATAAAGATCTTGCTGCAGTATTATACTCTTCTGGGTTATAAAATCCATCTTCTAAATACGGATCAAAAAATCTAGAGCTTGTACCTTTAAGATTTAATATAAGATCATCCATAACTGTAGGCATAGATATAGGAAATATAGAATTATTTTTAACATTCATAAAAGATGTAAATGTATCTATATCATTTTTCATAGTTATATTAGCAAACCTTGAAAGAATGCCAACATAGTCTGTGTATATATTTTTACCTGCATTAAGGCCTTGTATTACTCTATTTAACTCTGAAGATGTACCATTGTCTAACATTGCTTTGTATAAAGCTACACCTTTTAAAAGCTGACCTGTTTTAGAAAAATCTTTACTACCTTCATTAAAATAATTAGCTAATAAAACTTTTGACTCTTGTGGGCTAGCGCTAATATCTATTCCAAAAGTATATAATAAATTAACAAGATCTTCTATTCTTTGCTCAGGCACTGGTAATGCTGGATTAGCATCATATATTTTATTTACAGAATTAAATATAGAATTAATTTTATTAACTCTACTTTTATTAGGTACGTATATTAAATTATCCCCAACAGGTTTTAATGTGTATAAATGCCTTTTATTTGTAAATCCTTGGTGTTGTGTTGCATTTGTTCTCCATACATTTAATAGTCTTGTTAGTACAGAGTTACTATCAGAATTCATAAGTTTAAGACCTTCTGAAGTTTCTTTAGCTAGAAAGAAATTATTTTTACTTTGTGTAAATGTAAAATTAAACGCAGCTCTTAAATTTTCATCAGGCCTTTCTTTTAATCTTTTATATACCTCTGCAATATGTGGTTTAAATTTACTTGCTTCTTCTAATTTATTTAAAATACTAGGAAAAGATGCAGACCCTGCAAGTGTAGTTTGCAAATCTTTGTATACTGAATCAAAGTCCATATATATTTCATATCCTAAATAAGAAGCTTGATCACTAGGTATAGTAGATAAAAAGTTTTTAATTACTCTACTAGCCTTATTTCTCATATCCTCTTCTACTCTAGATCTAGAATATATTCTTTCGTATGCAGTTCCTTCTTCAAGTTCTTCTAATATATTTTGTCCTAGGTTTAATGTTAATCCATAGTTTTCTAAATTATCTTGCATTAAACTTTGGAATCCTCTACGTCTTAAATTTTCTGTTTCAGAATTATCTACTAGATCATTCCAATTTTCATATATATTTATTAAGTACGCATGATTATTTTGTGCGGGATAAGAATGTGTTTTTGGCTCTCCATTGATAGGTTGAGGAGAAGATTTAACAATATTATTAGCTGCTAATAAACCATCAAATCTAGTTTCTAACCACTCTTGTAAAGTTTTTAAATTTTTAGCTCCTTCTATAGGTAATCCTTCAGTAGTAGAAAAAGCTTCTCTTAACACAGAATTTTTTATTTTATTGTTTAAACTTTTAAACGGCACTTTTTTGCCCTTTTTTCTATAATCGTCTATAGTTTTCAAGTATCTAGCCGTTAAATAGTCTAGCACTTCTTTTATATTTTTATCTGTGTATCCTTCTATAGAATTTGCTGTCCCTGCAAATCTTTGTACATTTCTTCTAAATGTTACAGGCACTACATTAGACTCTAGCATTTCATAAGCCTGCTTAATAGTTATATTATCGGTAAACATAGCTTTAATAAAGTTCCATATATCTTTAAAAAATTTACCTATTTTACCTTTTGGAGAAGACTGACCATCTGTAAGTATGTGTTCTCTAAAATCTTCTGCCATTTTTTCTTCTAAAACTAACTCTTCAGCTTGTTCAGTAGATAATTTTTCTAATCCTAATGCTTCTCTAGTTTTATTTATTTCTCGTATTTCATTATCTGTAGGTATACCATATAATTTTCTAGCTTGTGTATATAATGCTTTTCTTTGATTATCATTTAACCACATTCTAAACATTCCGTGAAATCCTTCATGGTATTCTGTACCTATTCTAGCGCTATCATATATATAAAAAGCCATGTTTTCAAAATATCCATGTCTAGTTATATTACCTATTTTGTTAACACCAGTTAATATAGTAGTAGACCCAGGTCCAAATCTTTCCTCTAACCAAGCTTTTGCTCTGTCATTATTTAACGGAGGATACTTTGCATTACCAACAGTTGTACTAAAAGCGCTGTAGTCTTCTAAATCTGAAGGTTTAATTTTTGGCCCTTGATTATTAATTTTAGGTCCTGCCGATTGTATTTTTGGAGCAGATGTTAATAATGGTGCTACTGCAGGATTTAAACCTCCTTCTGGTATTATTGTAGGATCTGTTAATATAGATTTATCATCTATTAATATGTCGTTAAAATTTAATCTTGTATTGTAATATACAGAACCATCAATATTTTTAACATCAGTATTTAATATTGCAGAATTATTTTTAATAGGCAAGTTATATGCATATGCATCACCATGCGCATCTTCATCAAATAAATATTCTTGGTATGAATTATATCCTGAAGGTTTAGTAAATCCTGGAATAGAAAATTTTTCTTGACTTGTTAATAAATCTACATCTACTTGGTGTTTTTTATTTTTAAGTACATTTAAAAAAGTATTTATAACTTCATGTGTATTTTCAGAAGGAGATACTTTTATAGTTTTAGATGTTGCCCATTTAAATGTTGGTAATCCTTCATTGTTACCAGTTTCCCTAAATTGTCCAATATTAAAAGTAAATGCTTCTTTATCTAGACCTTTAATAAATTCTTCTGCAGTCATTCTTACCGCTTTTTCATATTTAGGACTATAATAATTTAAGAATATAAGTTCTCCATTTTCAGTAGGTACAGACTCTATAGATAAAAAATTAGGATCTTTATGTGCAGTTTCTTTTAAAGTACTGTTTCCTACAATTTTATTTATATTTTCAGATCTATTTTGTCTTAACTCATTTAAAACAAACTCATATGCTTTTTGTGATAGACTTCTAGTACTTAATTTAACATAAGAATATTTACCTTCCGGTGTCAATGTTAAAGCGAATATCTGCCCTCTATGTTCAGGTTGAGGTAACCTTTTAGGTTCTCCTAAATCCCCACGAATAGCTTCTTGTATTGCAGGATCTAAATAACTTATGTCTCCTGTATTCCATTTAGATGGCGCTAATGCACTACCAAGGCCACTAGCAACTACTAGTATAGGTTTAGAATTTTCTGGAGAAGCTGTAACAAAATTTCCATCAACATCTCTAAACGTATGCATTTTTAATTGCTCTGGTATACTAAAAAATACTGGCATTCCCCCAATTCTAATATTATTAAAATTAGGCATTTTAGATTCAACTTTTGCTTGAACTTTTTTACCTGCTATCAAAGCTTCGTATATTGCTTTTCTAGCATGTGTATCTATTTTATTTTCATTATAAGCCTCAAGTAAATCTACTCGATTACCATTTTGATCTATAATATATAAAGGCGCTTCCATCCAAGGCTCTTCTACCTGATCCTTATTGTTAGCCCAATAATCATTTTCTATAAATTGTATACCTAAAAAGTCTCCAGGCAATACTTTAGGAGTGTTTAAACTATTTGAATCTAATCTATCTAAAACGTTATCTATTGTGTTAGGATTATTTTTAATAGGTATAATTTCATCTCCTTGTATAGCTACCGCTCTTCTAACCTTACCTTCTACAATATTAACTTTATTTTCATATTGAGCATTAGAAAGGTTTATAGTACTACTATCTACCTCTTTATTCATTTGCATCCTTTGGTCTAATGCTGCTTTAAGTTTAGCTATTTTAGCTAATCTTGATTGGATACTTCCTAGTTTATTTTTATCGCAAGCCATTTATTCTTATTTACAATTATCATCTTCTTCTTCCAGCCTTTTAAGTAATGCGGCCTCCTCTTCTTGTAGCTGTTGCATATAGCCTTCCATGTCTCCTATAGGTATTTGATCAATCTCAGCTTGTTCTGCAGATAAATCTTTATGCATTTCAGTTTCTAACTCATTTTTTAACCTGTCTTCTTCTATTGGGTTTAACTCTTCTACAACAATTACTTCTTCTTTAGAAGTTTCTTTTTCTGTAACTGTTTCTATATTTATATCAGGAGTTGCTATTTCTTTTAGATCCATTCTTTCTATTGCACTTCTAGCAAAGTTACTAAATTGAGAATTTTCTTTAGTAGCTTGTATTTCAGCGTTCAAATTTAATAAATTTTCTCTAACATCAGATAAAGTTCTTGATGTATTTTTAGGGAACACCATCGATACAGTAGTAGCTCCCGGTCTTCCTACATGATCATAAACTGTTCTATCAATTATTGTAAAAATCTTATTTGTATCTGTTTCTTTTTCTATAAAATCAATAGATTTACTACTATAATTTCTTACATCTCCTACCTTTACTCCTTCTACAGATAGTTTGTCATATACTTGCCACCCTAAATCTCCATAGTTACCTTCTAAATGTATTTGATATTCTTTTTTATTTATTGGAGCAACATCCTGAGTAGTTTGTTGTCCCCCTCCTGGACCATCTAAAAGACCTAGTTCTAAAGCTGCCTCATATGCTAATCTAATACGTCCATCTTGACCTGTTCTATATTTTCCTTGAAATTCTGCATAAGGCCCTTTAGTAGTACTAGTAGTTCCGTATTTAGTAAATCCTTTTTCATTACTCCAAGTAATATTAAAAGGTTCTTCGTTTTGTATATCTTCTTTAGTTGTTTCTAATAGTTCTTTTGTTGTTCGTTCAGCAGTACCAGTATTAATAGGACTACTTCCATCTATTTTTCTTCTCATAGCATTAACTACTACTGCTTCGCTATAATCTTGAGGATTATTTAAAACATCTTCCATTAAAAAGTCATCAAGTAACTTGTTTCCTTCTGCTGTAGCTCCACTACTTTTTGCAATACTATATATATATTTAGATATACTTTCTTGACTTTTACCTTTTTCTCTCATTAACTCTACTATTCTTTTATTTTTATCAGGTAAAGTTTCTAGTAATAAGTTTAATCTTTCTTCTTCACTGGTTACTTCTGGAATACTAAATCCGTTTTCAGATAGATTAGGTATAGACTCCTCTTCTTGTGTTTCAGGTTCAGTTTTTTTACCAACTTTTTCTTCAGTTTCTTTTTCATTTATAGTATTCTCTGCATTTAGCTTAACCTGTTTAATAGTTTCTAATACTTGAATTTCAAAATTAGACATTTTAACTACTCTAGGAGTTTCTTTATTTTCTTCTACTATTTGTTTAAGTTTTTCTATTCTTGTGTCAATATCTTGTAGCGATATATCAGGATCTCCATATTTATCTATTAAAGCAAGTTCTAGCTTTTTCATTCTTTTAACCTCTTCTTCTATTTCAGCTTTTTTTGCTTTACTAGCGCCTGGAGGGATATTATCCATTGCAGCATTAGGGTCAGATTCATTATCTAAAATTTCATCAGCTCTTCTATTGTTAGCATCTTTCATGCTTTGTTCTCCATCAATTAATGCAGCTCTAATATACTGTTGTCTACCTTCGTTTGTTTGAAGTCTATTCCAATTTTCCATAAGATCCTGCAAACTTCTATGCTCCATATAATATTCTTGTAGCTGTTGATTTATAGAATCTCTATCTAAAGGATGAGTTAAATTTGTATTTTTAACTGCACCTACAGTACCATCAACAAACATTTTATAAGCTTGGTTATGTATATTTAAAAGATCTGCTTCAGGTATTTGACTCATAGTTGTTATTGGATTACCGTTTTCATCTACCTGTCCCGTAGAAGCTGCATTTCTAATATACTGCTCTACCAACTTATCAAACTCTTCAGTTGATAAATCAACTTGTTCTTCTAATATACTTTGTGTTACACCTGGAAACAGTTTATCTATTTCTCTAGCTTTTTCTTTTTTTGAATTTTCTATTTGATCTAAAAATACAGCTTGATGTAGTAATTGCGCTTTAAGTATTCGTGTTTCTAAATTTCTTTGTTTTTCTTCTTCTCTACCTTTTTTACCTAGTAACCTAGAAGGTAATCCTCTAGAAGATTCTTCTGGAAATAAAGCATCTAATGCATCTTTTCTTTTAACTATGCTATTAGTTTCTTCTATCATATTATCAATAATAGAATTCTTATCTATTACTTGATCTTCTGCAAATCCAAACAATTGTTTAAACTCTACATCTGATAAACTTTTAAAATCTTGTAATCTATCTGTAAAAAATTCTAATGCTCCTGCATTATCTAATGTAGTTATGTGGTTTATAAAAGCCTGAGTCATAGCTTGATCTGCTAATTTATCTTTACCCTCTGCTCTGTATTTATCAGCTTTGTCTAGATAGTGAGAAGTTCCCGCATTAGCTTGTGTTCTATCAATAATATTCATAAATGCATCATCATTAATAATACCTTGAACTTTCTTTGATAGCTCGTTTCTTTTTTTAGTTTGCCCTATACTAGTAACACCCGAAGACACACCCCCTACAATTGCACCAATTAACATAGATTCTAATCCTTCTTTTTCTCCCACTGTTCTACTTAACCCTTCACCAATCGCTTGCATCATAGTAATACCTCCTTTATTATCAAACCTAGAAGTATAAAATTCTGTTGACGCTATGTTTGTAGCATATTGCCCACCTTCTTGTAAAGCTTCCATAGCCATACCTCGTCTTAATGGACGTGTTCTTGTTCTTAGTCTACCTAAAAAAGTTGCAGACCCTTTATCAGTTATTGTTTTAGGAGCAGTTTTAGTTAAACCTTTTAAACTATTTTTAGTTACTGTCCCAGCTAAAAATTTATGAAACATAGCTACATTAGACAAAGATAATATAGCCATATTGCCTACAAAAGAAGTGTTACCTGCAGCTTCAGATAGATCGTTAATCTCCTTTAATACAGACTCTGGTATACCATCAGGATATTTTTCCATAGCCTCTTCTGTTAATTGCTTTTTTATATTTTTTTGAGTTTCTCTAGCTTCTACTGACGATTCTGCTAAAGACATCATTGCTCCTGCCTCTAATGTTAATAATCCATTTTTAAGTTTTTGTCCTCCGTTTACTTTACTGTACATATCTAAAAGTTTTTTTCCTCTTTTAGTTCCTTGTGCAGTTTTATATAGTTTATGTATTTTATTAGCTTTAGAAATAACATTAACTTTAGATGCTATATTAAGACCTTTAGCGCCTAAACCTATAAGTCCATATCCTCCTGTAAAATAAGCTGTAGCTAGTGACCCTATAGTATACCCAAAACCATTAGCAACTTTATCTGCCCAAAAATTAGCAGTTCCTAAAGTTTCATAAAGTCCCATGTCTCTTTCTTTTTGTGTATAATAGTTAGGCATTTCTGATCTAGCCCATTCATTCCACCCGTCTACCATTCTACCAATTTCATTATCATGATATTGTCCTCCGCTAGCTAAAGATCCTAAACCTGCAATTATACCTAAAGTATTTTCTACAACTGCACCTCCAGTAGTTACAGCTGCTTTTTTAAGTCCGTGATTCCACTTTTCTCCAGTGCTTTGTCCTCTTGCTCTTTGCTCTTGCCAAGAAGGCCCATACTCACTAAACATAACTCCATACTTACTAAACTTAGAAACATCTTCATATTCATTAAGCTCTGGGTTCCAAGTTTTATAAGATAGATCTTTAATCCTATGTGCTGCGGAAGAAGATATTATTCTACCACTCCCTGGACCAAATACTAAAGGAGTATTAGGGTCTATCCATTTGGGGTCATTTAGAGGGTTACCATCGGATTTTTTTGAAACTGGTAAATTTATTGTTGGGTCTATAGTTATTGGCATATATTTACTTTCCTCTTTGGTTAATCATGTTTTGTACTAAAATTGCTAAACCTTTTTGTTTACTGTGCTCTTCTCCATTAATTATAACTTTATCATTTCCACCTCCAGATCTATCATATTTAAACTCTACATTTGAAAATTGTCGTGGAGACCACGAGTCTACTCTATTAAACATTCCGTGATTCCATAAAGTGTTAACCTCCATTTCAGGTCCATTAACATATTCGGTTAATGCTGGCATGTCAAAATAATGCGCTGGTACTAACATGTTAAACACCTTACCTTTATGGTCAGTAATTCCTTCAGAACCTTTTGGAGGAGAGTTTTTAATCTTAATAGGAACATAAATCATTGGTCCATCATCTCCTAAAGCTGTATTTAAAACACCAGCTTGATTTTCTATAATTTCATATTCTACATTATATCCAAAGTGGTTAGATTCATTTTTCTGATTACTGTTTATAAACCCATCTTCAAACCCTAAATCACTTTGTCCATTTGCATCTCTTACAGACCAGTTTGAAGGCATTACTTCATCTTTAAAGAAATCTTTTATTTGATCATTAACAATACTTGCTGTTTCGTATTGAGCCCCAAAGTTAGTAATAACAGCTGCAGAAATTGGTATAGAAGCACTTGAATATTCTGCCTCAAACTTATCTTCTAACTGTGATAATTCTACATTTAAATCTGAATGCCACTCTTCAAATTGTTGTTGAAAAGCAAATTGATCATCATGTCTAAATTGTTCATGTGTATTACCTGCCCAACTCATTGATCCAAGTAGGTCAGCCATAACTATTCCTCCAACTTTGTTTGTTAAATTATATTTATTGTTTACATGATCTGCTAAATAGTGCGAAAACTGTTGTAAGTTTGCATTTTCATTTCCAGCAAAAGCAAAACTTTCAAATATATTACCTCTAAATAAATCTGAAGGAAGTTCTGTTACATATTCAACAGGCCTTAAATCAGGATTATTTTTTTCTATATCTGGATTATCTGCAAGCATTTTATTATAAGCTGCTACCCAATCAGCACCACTAAGTTTTATGTTTGAGGAATATGAAGGTGAATCAAAAGTTGTAGTATTTAATTGCTCTCCTCTACCTCTTACGTATTCATTATAATTTAGATTATTACCATAATCTGAATTAGGAACATTAAGATTTTTTATTGGGTTATTTACTTTAGCAGTAAATACATCATAATCTGTTAAATATGTACCAATTTGATGCATAGTACTATTATATTTATCAATATCTAAATCATTTGCTGCTGCAACATTATTTAAATAGGTATATCCTACTAATCTTTTGTTATCTATTTTAGCTGAATATGCTGCATACTCATCATCTAAACGAGCTAAATAAGTCTCTTGAGATTCAACTCCAGCTTGTATTGGTGAATAATTACCTTGATTTCTCCATGATGTGTAATCTAATTTAGGAGTGTTCATTTGAGCAGTAGCAGTTCTCCATGCATCTACTTGACTTTCTGCTGACATTATAAGTCCGTTATTATTCATATTATCTAGATCTAATCCTGTACCTCCAGAACCAAATATTTCATTACCATTATTATCATACTCAATAGCGTCTGGATCTTGATTTAAATGGCTAGTAACTAATGATAAATTATCTTTAATTAAGTTTACACTATTGTCTCGTTTATTAATTAAATCTTTATAACTATTACTAAATGGTTTTATATTCATTGATACGTCATATGATAAATCATCTTCTGCAATATCATTTGCTTTTTTAAGTTTATTTGCATTGTTTGTTTTCCATACCTGATCATATCTTACTTTAGATCCTGAAGAACTTTCTCTAACTCCTCCATAAGTTCCTATAGCTAGCTGAGTTTCTCTGTTAATAGCATCTTGGAACATTATATTTTGAAGTGCTTGTAAAGGTCCTACTTGCTCTAATAGCGGTCCTATTTCTTCAGCTTTAATATCTTCTGAAGCTATAAGCTTATTAATGTAATCCATAGCAAAAGGCTGTTGAGTTTCAGGATTTACTTCATTAAGCATATAAGTATCTAATTGTATTTGCTGTGCTAAAGATGCTTGAACATCTGGATCTTGCATTACATCATTAACTACCATTTGAATTACATTATCAGGAATTTGTACAGTTTTACTTTTAGTTGTAACCCAAAATTTAGGTTCTCCTCTTGCTCCTGATGCAGTAGTAATTTCCATATTTTCATTATAAGGAATATCTGTACCTAAATTTTGACGTATAAAAGGTTTAACAGCTTTCATCCTTTCTATTATTTTTTCTGTAATATCTACATCATTATAAAAGTTAACACCGCTATAAATAGAATTTTCTAATAAACTACCATCTTCACCATACTGAATACCGCTGTATCCATAATCTGACATTTGTAACATACCATTAAATGTATTTGCATTTATATCTCCTTTATCGTATGCTTTTTGTAATTTTTCTTGATATGAAATTCTATTATTAAAACTAGTTTCTACTGGTTTATAATCTTGAACAAATTGATTAGCACCTTTATTTATTGCTAATCCTAAAGTTTCGTAATCACCTCTAGAAGCGTAGCCGTCTAACATAGTAGAATATTGCTCAGCTAATCTATTTTTTATATGATCATCTTGTTCTAAAGATTGCATATTATTTACAGAGTTTCTAAATTCATTTGCTGCACCATATCCTTCTATATATTGATTTCTAGCTAATTTAGCTAATTCTACTGTTCCTAAATCTCTATAAGTTGAAATTGGCGCTGGTATATTTATTCTTGCCATAATTTATTAAAATTGATTCATTTGTGGATAGTATGTACGATAGTAATTAGCTATATCTTCTTGTGTAGCTTGTTGGCTAAATACTGTTCCGTCAGGAGCATATAAAGGCTTACCTAAATGTTGTCTTAATAACATACGTTGTGTAGTTCCATCTATATCATATCCCTGAGCTTTTAGTCTATCTCCTTTATATGCTAGCATGTCTCCAAACAAGTTTCCAAATCCTTGTGCTGTAGATATAACTCCCATATACTTCATATATTCTTGGTCGTCTTTAATTTTATTTCTAGATGCAGTATTAATTGCATGTACTTCATTAAGTCTTTGTGCTTCAGCTTGTTGCATTTGAGCATTACCTAGAGCAGCTTCTTGCTCCATTCTTTGATTATGAAGATTAGTTTGATTTGCAATTGAAACATTTTGATTTGATATTTCTTTATTAGCCGCAGTTTCTTGAGTAGAAATATTTAGTTCATTCTGCATCATATTATTATAAGCCATCATTTTTTGTGCTATTCCCGCTGGGCCTGATCCGCTTTGATCTATACTTCTTAACATTCCTCTATACGCCCCTTCATTTGCAGATCTTGCTTTATCCATATTAATGTGACTTAATTTTTCTGCTCTTAATCTTCCTGGTACAATTGGACTTGTAACACCTGATTCAAATGGAACTAAATCTGGTGCAGGTTGATTGTGTGTTAATGAATATATTGCAGGCGCTAATTGTGTAGCTGCACTTAAATATGTTAAAGGTGGTACCTCATTCATACTCATTTTTTGTTTCATTCTTTGAAACATATTTCCTTTTTCATTTAAATCAGTATCAGTAAATTGATTACTATAAAGAGGAGCATCGTTTACACACCCAAAACAATCATCGCTAGTAGCAGCAGTGTAATTTGTAAGATCTGGATTACAAGGACATATTTGAACTGGCCCTTCATTTAACACTCCAAATTGAGACATATCTAAAGTTTGTGTTTCCACAGGAGGTACTGTAGAAACATTTTGTGCTGTACCTGTTGTAGTAAATCCTTCTTCTATTCCAGCTATTAAATCATTCCAAGCATTTTGGTGTTGAGCTCCCCATTTATTAACATTCTTCCAATCATAACTTCCATCTACAAATCTTTCGTAATCTGCTCTAAATTCATCAAAACTAGACCACCCATACTTGTTTAAATCTTCTTGTGTAGGTTGAATGTAATTTTTAAAATTTAACATAACCTTATATGCAGGATCTATTTCTCCTTGTGAATATTTAAAAGGTATTTTTTCTAGTAATCCTTTTTGTACTAAGTCTTGTCTTAAATTTTTTGAAAACTTTGATGTTTCTTCTCCGTCTTCAATTTTTGTAATATCTCCATCAGGATCAACATTAGTACCAGAAACAAGTTGACCATCTTTAAATATTCCTGTTTTAGTATGTATACCTTCCCAATTTTGTGTTCCTTCTACAAGTTGAGGGTGTCCTGTTTCGTTTGTTTCATATACTCCAGAAGAAGAATATATCCATGGAATAAAAGGTACACCATCACTAGCAGCCTGATCTATATCATTCCAAGTAAACTTACCTTTTCCTATAGGTTTACCATCTTCAAATTCTCCCTCGTACATAGCAATAACCGTACCGCTAGGATACAATCCTTCTGTTTCATTTTCATTTTGTTGAAAATAAGTATACATTACTCCTACACCATCTACACAATCTCCAGATTGACACACTGTATACCCATCTCCTGCATCAGCTCTAAATCCGAATGCACCCTTAAGGTCTACTCTATGTCCAATAGTTTCAATAGGTGCATCTTGTGCTGCTTCATCGCTTTTAATTTCTAAATATTCATCTAAATTAAATGGATTTTTTCTTTTCCATTTTTTATATTTAAGTTTACCTCCTTGAGCAGTATAATAAAGATACTTTTCATTTAGAAATTTTTCTATTTCTTCTTCAGACGGCATACCCTCTTTAACTCCTCCTGTTTTATATTGCGCTACTCCTCCTAATTTAGCTATCATTTTAGGATTTCTTTTAGCACTTTTTTCTTGCATCATTGCTAAGTAGTTAATATCTTCTTGTGATCCTCCTTTAGCTAATATTTGTTTATGCATATCAGCATAAGAAACACCTCCTTTTTTTAAATAAGAAGAGAAGAAATAGTCTTTAGGAGTACCATCTGACATAACAACTTTATCCATAGTTTCTCCATCTTCAACTTCTGTTTGTGGGTCCATTAAAATACCTCCCTGTTTATGTGTTTGTCCTTTAAACTCTACAGCATCAGATCCAGGTATTTGACGCATAACTCCACCCGGTAATTGTTTCATTCTAGAATACAAACTATTTTGATTAGGACTCATTCCTCCTTTTTTAAAGCCAAGTAAAGCTTCTGTAATACCCATATCAGGTAATCCAAACCACCCTATTTTACCTACAGAGTCATAAATACTTTTTTCCTTTTTTGTATCTTTAACCTCTTCTTTTACTACTGGCTTTTCTTCTACAGTTTCTTCTACTACAAAAGGTTTATAATTAAATTCGTTAATAGCTTTATTAAAATAATCACCAGTACCGTCTGGATCAGCTTGAGTATTATAATAACGAGTCCAATAATCTCCTATACCTTCATTTTCTGGATCACCAGTAGCCATAACATTTGTTGGAGCTGGGTCTGGATCAAGCATATAATATAACCTAGCTGCTAAAACGTTAGCTAAAGCATTATTTCTAACGTCTTCTAGTTTCATATTTTCAAAATCTATTCCAAACTTATCTTTTACCTGCTGTAGTTTTTGTTTATTTTTAGGATGAGATTTAAAATCTCTAATCGCATCATATGCAGGTTCCATTATTTGCATATAATTTGTACCTGCACTAGGATTCCAACCTCCTGTTGATTCTGCTATTGCTGTATATGTTAATAAATCTTTACCGCCATAAACAGCAGATACTTGATTAATAGCATCTGCTAGCTCAGGCTTTAAATCTCTATATTTAACACCATCAATTGTATGGTATCCTATATTATTAGATCCGTTATCTTGCATATTCTTAATTTTAAAGTTTATACCCGTATCTAGGCATTCTCATCATCATACCTCCATGTTTATACATTACGTTTCTACCAAGGTTTTGTCCAGATACTGTTTTTTGAGCTATATTACCTGCAGCCATTTGATTCATTGCGCTACCAAAAGCACTTCCAACTCTTTTATTTAAATCATAAATACCTCTATTTCTTTCGTTTCTAGCTTCTTGTAAGTATTCTTCTTCAGCTTCTCTAGCTG